TTGCCGCCGTGCTTACGCTTGTCGGCTTCCTTGACGACGTTAGAATTGCCGCCTTCATAGACGTCATGTGGAGCTTCGTCAGAAGCCCAATGACCTTCCATAGGCGATTCTACCTTGCCACCCTTCTTGTGCTCTGCACGAGGATGCTTGTGATGCACACCGGCTTCCATATGGCCGTGGTGATGTCCTTTGTGACCCTTCATGGCTCACTCCTTAGAAGTTGTAGTATTGGGTTGAGCCAAACAGACCCGTGGTATACGGAGCCATGTAGGCCTGCGGGGACTGACGAACGATCAGCTTGTTGGCACCGCTGCTTGAGGTAGCGGCGTAGGTTCCACGAACGTCTGCCGTCGTTGCCGATGGCGTGGTACGGTCAGCGGGGAGATAGCCCGTTGCAGCAGTGACCAAGGTCGAGGCAACCAAAGAGGTTGCATAGTTGACAATGATGTCACCGAACGTATCCGAACGAAGTGGAAGACCAAACACGTCAGCAGTACCGACCGAATAGGCGTGGGTCGTATCAGCCGTGCCGCCCGAAAGCACCACAGACTTGATGTACTTAAACGCCTTCCTGCCGTTTACAGCCGAACCTGCAGTGAGCGTAATGGCTTCAGACATTGGATACCCGTAGATATCGTAGCCGTTAACCGTTGCGGTCGTGTAGGTTGCGCCTGATGCCGCCGTAACGCTTACTGCGCGACCAAGAAGAGCTGCTGGGTTCCAGTTGCCCATGCTTGGCGTTTGAGCATTGTTAGGAACAATGCACTGGCTTGGCGTCTGGTAGGCCAAGGTGACCGTTCCAGAGGTTGCAGTCAGATTGCCGGTAAGCTGATAGGTTCCGGTCGTGCCTTGCGAAACCGTCGAATAGGTGCCGGTCGTCGTAAGCTGCGCGACAATCTGCGACCCAAGAGCGGTTCCCTGAGAAACCGTACCCGTGGTCGCCAGAACTACCATGCCCGGGCCGATTGGCATCTGGTTGGTCGAGGTCGTGACCGTCAAGATGCCGTTGGCGACCGTGCCGGTAACCGATGCATAAGCATCGAGCGCCAGAACCGTGTCAGTTGCGCCCGTATCCGCACGGGTAAACACCGTGGAATAGTAGACACCCGTCGTCGAGGAGTTAGCAGTAACCAGTGAGAGCGTTGCACTCGTCGGGTTGGCAGAGGCGACAATCGCCGCCGCTGCCGCCGAATAAGGCACCGCACTCAAGGTCGTGATGTTATCGAACCCAAGCCAGCCAAAATCAATGGCCGCCTGTGCTTCACCCGGAAGATAGGTGTAAGGCAAGCGGGGGTCGAGGAAGCCTGCACCTGCATAAAACAGGGACGAGCCGCCGATATCGGGGTTGTAATCAGCACTTGTGGCAGCTTGGCCAAAAGCGATGAAAGGACCAGTGAATGCGTCTACAGCCATAGTAACTTCTCCTTACGAAGTTGGGAACGAACCGTAGATCGAACGCCAGTTATAGTAGCCAAACGAGTAACGCTCATAACCCTTTACAAGTAGATTATCAGTAACAAAATCCACTTGCATGTCAGTTTCGAACTTTACGCGCTCCATATAGGCTAAACCGTCAATGTTGGTAAGTAAGAACCAAGCATATGGCGAGGTCAAGAAGTCGTTGACCAAGTAACCTTCTGGAAGACCACCGGCAGTTGTCATGAGCGCGTTGACATCGTTGTCAGCAGTACCCGGACGCAATTCGGTCTTCAGAAGACGGATTGCAACTGGCTCCAACTGAGGAGGGATAATCAACTTGCGACCACGAGCAAACACCTTCAGACCGGCCTGATCCTTGAAGTTCGTGCGGATTGCGATCATCGCATTCAGCAAGGTGGCTTCGTTAAGATCAACCTGCGTGGTTGGGGTGTTGGCAACCGTACCGCCGTCGATAGGATGCGCCGTGGAGCAGAGTGCCACACCGTCGCCGCCGACCGCTGCATTGTAGGTCGTTGCCGTATTCAAGAGGTTCGCGCCGTAGATTTCCTTGGTCTGTTGGAAAGATTCAATCAGGCCGAGGTTCGAAGGGGTGAACTGGGTCTTGTAGAGGTTGTCGTCGATTGCCTTACGGGTAATCGCGTAGCCAAGAGCAATTTCAGTGTGCTCTTGGTTGTACACAAAACGCTCACCTGAACCCGAATCGAAAGCCGTCTGGCCACCTTCGCTTTTAAGCTGAGCGAGGCCGAGGTAGCGCATTTCTGCGGTACGTTCGAGAGCCATCTTCGAATCGTGCTTAGTGAAAATCTTGTCGTACTGAGATGGGATCATCTCGTACTTGCCTTCAACGCCACGGAGACCGGGGAGCAAAAGGTCTTTAATCTGTGAGAGATTAACAGCCATGATAAATTACTCCTTACGAGATACCGGTTGGGCCAGCGCCATTCGTGCGCCAAACTTCGTTATTGAAGCCGACGATCAAATTGCAATACTGGGTGGTTGGATCGCCGCCGTTGCCGAACGAGGTGGCATAATCAACGACGATGAATGGATAGGTAACCGTGGTGCCAACAGCCGAGATGTAAGCGCCAGAACGACCGGTCGAGGTGTTACCCGTGCCGATGGTGAACTGGGCATACTGGCCTTGGACGCCAGAAGTCTGGGCGGTAGCCGTACCCGTGATCGGGAAACCCGAACCGGAAGACTGGACAACGAAACGAGCGTTTGGATCATCGATCACATATGCTTCGACGTCGTAAGAGCAATCCGAACCCGGCCAATAAGACGACCAAACGGTGCGCTTCTGGGAGGTCGAGAGATACTTACAACCAACAAAGATACCGGCGAGAACCGTGGTTCCGGCTGCGGCCTGCGTGATGTAACCGTTAGCTGTGCTAACGACGGGCATTACCGGATCGCCAGTGAAAACTGCCGTGGTATTACCTGAAGCGATTTTGCGGGGGGATTGTGCGAACGTCGGTGCGCCGCCTGCTCCGCCCTGATACTGCAAGAAACCGTAGGGCGCAAAGGTATTGGCCATGACGGGATTCTCCTTTCAGAGAGTTTCCATCATCGCGCACCGAGCCGACTATGAAACGGACATTGTTTTAATCTCCCACACCGGGGGGAGAGCGAGGATGGCAATATAGACACACTTGCATCTATAAGTAAAGGGGGCCGAAGCCCCCTTTTTTATTATTGCTCTGGAACGTATAGATTGTGGTCCTTGGTGATCTTCGGGGCCACCTGCGCGTCCTCGCGGCTGATCAAGCCACCCTTGCCCTTCGGGTCAAGCTGGCCTTCCTTCATGCGGACCTGAGCCCGTGCATTGCGAAGGTCACGAGCCTTGATGTCGTTCGTGATTTCTGCAGGGCGCTCACAGAGCACCATGCCGTCACGCTCGATAGCGCCGACAGCGCCACGGGCCATCATGTCTGGGTGCCGCGAAGTGTCAACCGGCTCCCAGCCCGAACGGGCCATCTTCTGCAAATATGCAGCGTCAACATAGCCCATGACCGACTTGACCTTCCACTCGTAGGACCAGCCATCCGGTGGGATCGGCGTGGCAAACTTATCGGAACCTTCGTCAACCGTGGCGTTGTTGTGGTCGCGAAGTTCCGCTACACGACGTGCCGCGCGTTCGGCGGAAGTCTCTTCATGCAGCGCTGCCGGGCGCAATGACAAACGGCCTTCGTCTTTAATCGTCTTCATATCCATATTCCTTTCTTAACCAGCCATCCGGCCGGATTTTACGAGTGCGACTTTGTTTTGGGCGTATTCTTTCGGCGTCATACCCATGTCACGGGCAGCTTCCTGCTCGGCACGGGACAGAGTGACGACGTTTGGACGACCCCCGGTGCCCGTTCCAGAACGGGACACAGGTGCGGCAGGCGGTGCAGATGCCCGACGGCCCGAGGTTGATTCCGAGGCTTCTGACATGGCTGCTTCCTGACGCATGGGCGCTTTATTGATGTTGAGGCGATTTTCGAGGAAGTTGAAGTAGTCTGGACTATCCGGCTGGATGCCATCATCGAGCGCGTCGAAGTGCGCCCTCTCAAGGCGCTTGGCACGGCGCTCGTCATTGACCACATCTGGGTTGTTGCGAACCCATTCAGCCGACTTTGGCGTCAATTGTGCTGCCAAGGCCTCTACTTTGTTGGCTACGGGGGCTTTAATCTGCGCCTCGTAGTGCTTTTTTCCTTCAGTAATCTGCCGAAGGTTGTTTTCCGTCTGGTTGATGGCCATCAGGATGTCAGCTTGGGCGTCAGTGTCGCCGTTTGCCACCGCTTCGCGAAGATTTGCCTTTAAAATCTCCTTATTGCGGCCTTCCGTCTCGATTGCGGTATTCAACATCCGCAAATCGCTGTCTGCCTTGTCGTTTGTAGCTACACGAGCCTGCTGTTCGGCGCGTTGACGGGCAGCTTTCTCGGCTTCAAGCTCACGGCGAAGGGCTTCAATGCCATCATCGACCGTAATTTCTGGTTTTGTCTCGATTCTTGGCTCTTCTGGAGCCTCCACGATGACAATGTCGTCCTCTGGGGCTGTTTCCAGCTCCAATTCTACCTGATTGTCTTCCATTTTTATCTCCTTACCACACTGAATCTGGGTGCTTTACGCGTCCACGGATCACAACATCGTCCATGAGACGGCAAGGC